GGTTACGTAAGCTTCAGCGATGCTGCCCATGAAATAACAGATTATATCGTTGGGTATTACAGCGCGCTCAGGCCGCATGAATATAACGGCGGGTTACCCCCCAACGAATCGGAAAATCGATACTGGGAAAACTCTAAAGTGGTGGCCAGTTTTTGTTGACCACTACACGTAAACTATTGGGTACTAAATCTATCCCTGATATTTCACTTGCAGTTAACTATCTTGCAGATAACACAGTACACCAAAAATTAGAACAACTGGCAGATGATCAAAAACGTTGCCAAATCAAACTAAGTTATTTTGAAGATGCTACTAAAGAGAACGGTTTCTATGTGGTTTATACGTGCTTTGTCTCAAGTACTACTATCGGTGGTGACAAAGATGAAGTAGTAACTAAGACATTTACACTTGCTGTAGATGGGGCTGCTATCGATTCAGGTCTAATCACTGCTGGTACTGGTGAATAAAAAATAAATAAAGGGAAGGTATTGTACTTTCCCTTTTTTATTGGAGAAACAAATGAACTTAAACCAGCTTATGAAGAAACTACAGCCAGTACTACAGCCCTACGAAGTGGAAGGTGAAACTATCTATATTCATCGTCCAAATGGCAGAGACTTTGCAAAATGTACTGATGTTGCACAAACACTAATCCTATGTGCGAAAGATGAAAATGGTGATCCTATCTTTTCAGATGAAGATATTGATGGACGCATTAATGTAAACAGTATTGATTTTGTCATTCAAAATGAAATCTATGCAGCAATTATCAAACTCGTAAATGATTCAAATCCTACGGATGAAGTAGAAAAAAAGTAAGGGGTGATATCGAATTAAAGTACTTTTGTAAGATGGTTAACAAAAGAGGCTTATCACCAGAAGAGTACTTTAGCTTAGATCCTGAAGTACTCAATATGCTAATGATCTACGATACTTTTATTGAACCGTCCGGTACTCATATTGAAATGATGAAACATGCGTACCAGTGTTATTACACTACTATCAGTAATGGGAACTTAACACCAGAAGCAAGAAAAAGTATAAAAATAGCTGATTTCGATTTTCTGGATGTACTCGGTGACAGTACTAAAACTACTGCTGAAAAAGAACAGGAACGGAAAGAGAAATCAAAAGATAAACAATCCAGTGATATTAAATCAATAGGAGAGTTAATTAAGACTCAAGTTTTAGGGAAGAAACAGAATGGCAAAGAATAATGTAATCCGTGTAGAAATTGACGGTGATTCCGGTGGCTTACAGCGTGCTTTACAGCAAGGTACTGAAGCAGTAGAAGAATTTGGTGGTAAGGCTGGCGGTGTAGTTGAAGAGTTCACAGGCCGCTTTAGTGGGATGGCTGGCGGGTTCAGTACTGCTATGACTGGCCTTGCAGGTGCTGCGGCTATTGGTATTGGTGGACTTGCTGCATTGGTACAGTCTTCACGTGAGTATGTTCGCGAGATGAATGAAATCAGTAAAAGTACTGGTCTATCAGTAGTACAGCTACAACAGCTATCATCGGCGTTTAGTGGTCTTGGTCTTGAAATGGATAAGTTTGGAGACTTTAACAAGGATACTTTAGATAAACTCGGTGATGCCTTTCGTGCTGGCGGTGGCGTATCTGATGATTTAAAAGAGTTTGGCCTGAATCTACAGGACTATAACAAGTACTTGAAACAAACTGATGGCGGTATGAAAGCCGTTATTCATACGTTTTATGCTATGCGTGATGCGGGTAAATCTCAGGGTGAAATTGTCAACGTAATGGAAACATTAGCAAGTGATTCATCTCATATGATTAGTACTTTACAGCAGTTCAATAATGAAGCAGATGCAACTGCATATATCCAGCAACAGAACGCCGATGTTACTAATGAAGCAGCCGAAAAGTACGCCGAATTTGATAAGAATCTAACTAAGCTAACCACTAATATTAAAGGTACTATCGCCGATGGTCTTTCACCTTTAGTTGATGCAATGAACGGTGTATATGATGCCGCCAATCAAAAACCACATGAGGCGGGATTATTTGAGGATCTTAACCAACGTATAAAGGAATCCAAAGGTAGTCTACAGGATATGTTAGATATCTGGGAGAAGCTACGCATGGCGGGGGCGTTAAACTATCAAGGTGCAGCCCTTCATACTGGCTCGATGGATAACGGCAAGCGGAACCAGTACGCCGACGCTAAAAAGAATCTTGAAGGTCTGGTGAGCAACTTTCAGAATGATATTGCTACAGTGACAGCCCCTAAAGGTGGTTGGGTAGATCAGGGCAAAGAGCGTGAAGATGCACAGAAGAAAGCCGATCAGCTACGTAAGCAAGCAGAACAAGCCCAAAAGCAGGCAGATGCAAAACGCCTACAGGCTCAACGTAATTTAGAAACTGCTCTTGCTCAGGTTGGGGAAGATGGTTTTAAAGTACGCCTACAGCAGTTTGACAGACAGCAAAAGGCACTTCTTAAAACGATTGCTGATTCAGCTAAAGTACTCGGTATTAATCCTGATGAAATGCTAAAGAATGCTAATACTTCCGGTGCTAAACAACGTACTGATCTAATTAATTCTATGGTCGGCTATTCAGATCCAAATCAAGGTCTTAAAGATACTAATTCTCTAATCGGTTCTGGATTGCTAACTGATCAGCAGAAAGGGTACTTATCACAACAGCAAAATCAGCGTATCAATGGTGGTAATCCATTTGCTTATGATGATACTGATCAACGCCTGAATGATAATCAGGACGCGATGAATGCTGAATTAGCACAGAATGATTTACTGTTGAAAGGTCATGAGGACTACGAAAAGCGTAAGGCTCAGATAACAGCAAAGTACAATGCTCAGGCCATTGATATCAGTAACCAGAACGCACAGCAACAGCTCACAATCTTCTCAGATACTGCACAAAACCTTAGTGGGGCGATGGTGGCCGCATTTGGTGAATCGTCTGGTGCAGCCGAAGCGGCATTCATGGTTTCACGTGGGATCACGATAGCTCAGACAGTACTAAGCATTCAATCCGCACTTGCACAGGCACTTGCTACGCCGTGGCCTCAAAACCTTGCGAACTATGCACAGGTAGCCTCTCTTGGATTGAGCATTATCAGTACTGCAAAAGGTGCTGATGCGGGGCAGTTCCACGGCGGCGTCGATGAATTACCATCTAGTTATGATAATAAATCATTCGTACTGAAAGCCGGTGAGCGTGTCGTACAGCCAGAAGCCAACAAGAAACTTACTAAATTCCTCGATACTCAGGACAAAGGCGGTAGTACTGCTGGTGACATTACCGTTAACGCTCCCTTAATCATTCAGGGTGACGTTGCGGGTGATGATAAGAAATTCAATGAAATGTTGAAGAAGCACGCTAACAGCGTTACACAAGCAGTAAGAAGCAGTCAGAGACGTAATACTTAAGTACTGATTAGATTTTGTTTAGAGTATTTGTAAACGATTCATTCAGGCCCTCGAAAGCAAAGTAAACATGATAATACTCATTTCTAAGCTGTTTAACAGTCTTCTTATTGGTAATCGGGTTATTGTCTGGCTTATAATTGTTGATGTGGTTTTTTAATCGTAGCATTGCATTATAAGCCTTTGTGATGCTTAATACACTTTCTCTTGGGAGTAAGGGTAAATTAGAAAGTTGTGATATATATACATCATTATGAAGATAAGATACTGCATTTGCGATACGTGCAATTGCTTCCGTATCATTTTCTGGTAATGGCGTACATGCATTGATTTCATCTATCTCTTGGAAATCAATTCCTCCGGCAGACATAACCGAAAAATTATTCTCAAGCTCACTTTGAAGAATTACAGTTAACTTGTAAGTATCATCTTTATCAATGCTTCTCTTTTCAATGCCATTGTATATTATTTGAGCTGCAAATAAGAGCATGGCAACTATAACTGATGCCGCTTGCCAGTCTAGATTGTGAAGGAACCTACCAATGGGGGCTTTAATATAAATACGATAATAAGATCTTAGAGGCATTAAAATGGCATCCTTTTCAAATCAAATAAAAATAACAAACTTCCATATTAAAAGTACTGAACCAGTCTATTCAAATCAGACATGGACAGGGCAACGTATCATGAGAAGTACAGGTATTCAATACTATGAGATTCAGTTTCAGTTAAGTTTCAATCCTGCCAGTGTTGGCGAGGTTCAAAACTTCCTTGCTCAGTACTCACAGGGTAAGCCCTTTACTTTTTCTCTTGGATTGTTGAGTACGTACAGAGGCACACAAACGGGATCGTTAACCAGTACTGCACTTGTTAACAAAGGCAATAGGGTAATCAATACCAGTACTAATACACTGGCGGTAGGTGAATGGATTCAATTTACTAACCACAATAAAATCTATCGCATTATAGAACGTACCAGTACATCAATTACTATTTTTCCTGTCTTACAAAATACAGTACAGGCAAGCGAGATTATTAAATATAACAATCTGATGATCGAAGCAGTACTGGACCCTGATAATGACTATACATTGCCAGTCGGTAACATAATGAATATGACATTTAAGGCAACGGAGAATATTATATAATGAATGATGCAGTTTTTACTAATGCCAATCTCTTGAAGTACTGGAAGTTAGTTAAAGGTACGACGAAGACACGATTATCACTAATGGATGTAATGAGCTTGGGTGTACAAGTAACTTGCTTTGATGTACTACCAAAAGGCACAAATGGTTTTCACTGGACTGATTCACTTATAGATATCAATTTAGACGGTTATCAATATATTAGTTTTCCCGATATTATCAGTGGTTCACTTCCTTCCTATTCAGAACAAAAGGGCATCACGAATGATGCTATCAACTTCAAAGTCAGTAATGTGAATCAATCAGTACGTGCTCTTGCATTAGGTGGTTTTCTTAAAGATGCTCAGATGAATATCAAATTAGTAATCTTGAATCCATATGACAGTACTGTAATCGATTCAATGCTTATGTTCTCAGGATTCATTGATTACGTACAGGCAGTGGCAGACCCAAATCAGAAAACTAACGAAATGACGATATACGTGAACAGCGTATATAAAAAACTAGACCGACAGCCAGCCTTAATTGCTGCTAACTCAGTATATCAATCTTACTACAAAGGTGATGAGTACTTTAGTCTGTTAGGGCAAGTTAATCAAAATCAAAACTGGAAGTACAAATAATGAAAAATCTTCACAATGAAATCATGAATGTCATTCAGTACGCCATTGATAACCCGTATCAGTTTGGAGATAACGATTGCAATATTATTGTATTACGTATTATCGATTTAATTAATGGTACTACGCAATTAGCAAATCGTGAATATACAAGCGTACAGGAAGGTATAGCAGGTCTAAAGGCTGAAGGATGGAATCATACAGGGGAGATAGTTGAACAGTACTGTAACCCCGTACAGGTCGTTATAGACGGTGATATATGGCTGGATCCTGATAACCCTTTAATTATGGCAGTGGTTGTATCAGGTCGGGTACTTGGAGTGAATGAAAGCCATGATGGCTTTGAACTTCATCCAAAACCAACGAATGGAACATTTTATAGAGTAAGGAAACACAATGGGTAAGAGTTTAGGGGGCTTCTTTGGAGCTATCATAACTGCGGTAATTGTCGCGGCAGCCGTTTACTTTACTGGCGGTACAGCATTAGCCGCGATTGGCTGGGGTGCTGCTGCGGGAGCTGCTTCACTGGTCGCTACATCAATGTTGGGGCAAATCGGCGTAAGCGGTTATGGGGATGTGTCAGACTCATTAAGCCGAAGTACTTCCCCAACTACGGGATTACCTGTTATCTATGGCGGTGAGTTGCCACATAAAAACGGGGTATCAGGCGGTTCATACGTACTGACAGGTTCAATTGTGTCATGGTACAACGTACCGAATAGTGATTCTCAATATCTCTTTTCAGAACAGGCTGTAGCATATGCGGGTACTGAAAAAAATATTCTACAGATTTATATCGATAACGAACCAGTTTTAGCCGTACCGATTACACAAGATGGCATAGTACCGAAAGCCAGTATTGCGGCAAAGTATCAGGAATTTCTACAATTAGAAGTACGCTTTGGTGGTGATTATACCAGTACTAAAACGTTAGCCAGCCAATATGCAGGGCCAAAATGGACTAATAAATTTCTTGGTAAAGGCATTGTTAGTATCAGTACGGTTATCAAGAAAACACAGAAATCATTAGAAAATAACATTCTCGCTAATGATCAGTTTGCTTTGACCGTTGAAATGAAAGGGCAACGTATTTTTGATTTAGTGGATGGCAGTATTAAAGCAAGTAGTAATCCACCGTCAATTATCTATGATTACTTAACAAATACGACGTATGGGATGGGTATTGATCCCGCATTAATTAATCTTGATACTTTCAAAGAAACGGCAGCCTATTGTGATGCTTTCGAGTACTACGCCAATGGTGCTATCAGTTATCAATCAAGCTATAAAGAAAACATAGAAAATATCTGTCAATCATTTGGCGGTATTATGTATGTTCACGCCGGACAGATTTGTATTACGACAGACCGTAAAACAGTTTCAGTAGCGTCATTTAATGAATCTAATATGGTTGGTGCTGTACAGATTTCAACTAGTGGCGGTACTGACTACTTCAATGTGGTTGATTGCAAATTCACCAATCCTGAATCAATGTACACCACGGATGTAGTACGTATACCTTCAGATATCACCGTTGATGAAGCCGTTCGGCAAGACGGGCAGGTAATCGCACTTAGTCGTGATTACAGTTGGTCATATGATCCTGATGTCATCGCTAAGATGGCAAACATTGATGTACTCAAGGCAAAGTATGCTTTACGTACTATCAGCTTTACCACGTCCCAAGGATGGGATCTCAAGGTATGGGATGCTATCAATGTCAGTAATGCCGAATTGAATATCTCAGGTAAATTTAAAGTACTGAACAAGGACATTGCCACCGATCAAGAGAACGTAGGCTATGTAACGCTAACCTGCGTGGAAGCCCCTGATCAGATGTATGACGGGGTAGATCCGGGTATATGGTCGCCGGGTGGTGTGATTAACTTCCCTGAACTTACTGTAAAGGCACCAACGGACCTACAGGCAGTACGCAAGGGCAATACTACCAACGGTTCTATAATTGATTTGACCTGGACGGCTTCAGAAGATCCGTACCTACGGGGCTATTATGTTTACTACAAACTTCACAGTGCCAGTACATGGACATATGCGGGGCAAACGGGTGTACAGAAACTTGATTATGAACTGTTTGGATTGTCTGACACTGCTAGCTATGACTTTGGGGTAGAGGCGTATAACAATCTTGGTCTGGTTTCGCAGCGTATAACCCTTAACGGAATAGTACCGACTTATAACTTTGCTTTACCTTCCGTAACTGGTGTAGTACTGACAAATCGTACTGAATCAGCGTTAATCACCGACGCACCTGATTTTAATATTGCATGGGATTCACAGAAGAACTTAAGTGTTAATGGTCGCTCGTTTTCTGATTACTTCAAGTACTACATCATTAAAATATATGACGGTACAACACTTTTAGATACTTTCTATACGCAAAGTAATAGTTTTAATTTTACTCTTGCCATGAATCGTTTAAAAGTACGTAAACCAACAATTGGTATTATCGCACAGGGATTTAATGATGGAACGTACTCACAGGAAGTGAAAATTACAGTAGAAAACAAACAATGTGGATTAGTACAAGGTGTATCATTCACTGGTGGTTTTGGTAATTTATTTGCTTCATGGACACAATCAACTGAACGTGATTATGCTGGTGCTGTTATCAGTATTGTTAACGGGAATACCAGCCGATTGTTTACCAGTTATGCACCTGAATTCGATTCAGTACCAAACATCGTTGATGGTGAATATAAGGTTAAGATGGGATTCTTTGACGTATTCGGCACGGATAATATTCAGTACTCGGCAGAGCAGACGATTAGTATTAACAGCAAATACCAGTTCACTGAAGAAGATGCCGATGCGATAAATGATATTCTTGATCTTGATGATCGACTAACTGAGACGTTAGAAAACGCCGTCAATGAATCGAATGAGTACACCAATACCCGTGTTGATACATTGAAAAACACCGTAGACGATAACACAGCAAGTATCGGTACGCTTACACAGACAGTAGCGACTAATGACACAGCACAATCACAGGCCGTCATACAACTACGTAGTGATGTGAACGGACAGATAGCTACCGTTAACCAACAGATGAGCACAAAGGCAACTGCAAGCACAGTAGATAGCCAGTACTCTCTATCCGTAAATGCTAATGGTACGGTAGCCGGAATTCGTTTAGTTGCTTCTTCAGGAACGGCTACAAACTCAGCTTTATATGTTGCCGCTAACAAGTTTATCGTTTCCGGTACTGATGCGGCGACTGTGGGCGGTACTGCACCTTTCGCAATTGTTAACGGTACTACTTATCTCAAAACTGCCATGATTCAGGCGGCGAGTATTGGTACTGGTTATATTGCTGATGCCGCGATTACAAACGCTAAGATAGCTAACTTAAGCGTGAATACGGCTAAAATCGCAGATGCAACTATTACTACGGCGAAGATAGCCAGTACTATTCAATCAACTAACTATGTTGCAAATACAACAGGCTGGCAAATCAATAAAGCCGGAACTATCTTGATTAATGGTAGTGGCGGTACTGGTCGTATGGTTATCAGTAATAACATCATTCAAATCTATGATAATAATAATGTGTTACGTGTACGCATGGGATTGTGGTAATAAATATCAAGGGGATAATTTCCCCTATGACTTAAAGGATTTAATATGGCACAAGGATTACAATGCTGGAATAGTGCAGGAGTATTAGTAGTAGATCTCGGTGATTATAACATGCGGTATATGGGTACTTACTCAATTACTGCTACTACTGCATCAAGTTATACTGTTACTGTACCCGGAATGAAAACAACAGGGTGGATAGCCTATTACGCACCATCTACGGATGTTTTTAATAATTGGTCTGTTATTTGTAATAATGGATCAATGACTATCATTTATCTACCAACGGGATCACCGTTTGCTGGTACGTATAGTTTCAACGTATATAAATGGACGGTGTAATATGTCAGGTTTTGAAGTTTATAATTCTGCGGGTGCTCTCACGATTGACAGTACTAACAAGTCAATTCTCACAGGTGCTGTTAAGGCAATGGGTACACTGACTGATCAGGGGTACTACACAGGCTTTACATGTGCTTTTGGTAATGGTGGTGCTCTTGGCTTCTTGCCACCTGCAACTATCGTGAACAGGAACACTACGCAGTACTGGTTTCAGATACAGAAAGATGGTGGCTGGTGTTTTCCCGGTGCTGAGTTGTTCCAGCCGGGGATAGGGCGATTCATGACGAGTACGCACACTGCAACGCCTACGTCTGGTTATCTCGATGTGTTTAATGCTTCTGGTACTTTGATATGGTCAGCGGCAAGTGCTGCTACCATGCCCCGTATACAAGGTTTCTTAACCGTACCTGCTGCTACGGATTTGAGTACTGCAATCACAGTAACAAGCCCTGTTGCTAATCCCTGGTTTTGCTGGTCGCAATGTCCGGGTAACTTAAGTGATGATGGGGAAACAATCGGTTATTCGGGAATAGTTATTCGACGTAATAGCAGTACTTCATTCAGCTTGCAGTACGTTTCAAAGAACCAGAAAACATATCGTCAGGCAATGGGTAACAATGGCTTTCAAATTGCATTAGCTACTTTCACCGGATATTAACAATAAATATCATTATAAGAATAATAATAAGCGAGACAATATGGACATTGGTACAATCTTGGCTCTTATTATTTCTGGCTGTGTACTTCTGTACACTGTATTCCGCGACAATACAAAAGATACTGATGGACTACTTACACGTGTTTCAGAACTGGAAACTAAACAAGCAGTACAGGAAAGTAGTATGGTGCGTATTGAAGCTGATCAAAATAAGATGCGTGATGCTTTAACTAAACTTGAAAACCAGATCCATGATCTGGATGTGAAAATTGAAAAAATCATTACCATTCTTGAACAGAAACAATAAGAAGAAAGGCGATAGTACATAATGCTATCGCCTTTTTGTTATTTGTTGGTTAGTACTGCAATCATTGCATCAACACGATTAGGTGTTTGTTTATACCATAATGAATCTTTAGCCTGTCTGATGGCTTCCGGGTAATCTTTTGCTTTAAGGGCTGCTAACATCTTTTTGAATTTCTGTACCCCGCCTAAACCTAACTGGAACATCATTATCACAAGAAAATTTTTCCAGTCGTCAGGTAGCCAGATGTTGAGCGTTTCAACATTATGTATTGCAATAAGTATATCCTGGTCCAGTAGTCTATCTGCTTGCTCAATAGTAATACCATCTGGATACTTTTCACCAACATGTAGTAAATGACCGTAGCCAATGGTTTCAAATCCTAGTGAATCTTTGTATGTCCAAAATTTGTTATCGTGAAAGTACTTCAATTTTGTTTGATAAGCGATAGTACCTTCATATTCTTTTAATCTGTCTTTTAGTTTACTCATTAATAAATACCTATGATAAATCTATATAGGGATATTTATTGTGAGAGTTAATAAAGCATGGGAGATGTTCGATACTGATATGTGGGATATGTCAGAAGTAACAGATGGGAATTACGTTTCGTTTATCTACATTATTCAGTTTCCAGATACTGGCGAGTACTATTTCGGTAAGAAGCAAATCTATAAAAAAGTACGCGACATAAAGAATTTAAAGGCTACTTCAGTTGAATCGAACTGGCCTGATTATACCGGTAGTAGTAAGTGCGTTAATGAAATGATTGATGCCGGAATGCCATACACTAAAAAGATTTTGTACTGTGTTAAATCTGACGCAGAGGCAACGATTTTAGAAACAGCATTGATTAGCTACTTTGGTTTACATCCCGACTGTTTAAATAAAGCAATTATGTGTAAAGCACGATTGCCAAAGAATCGTTTAGATTTATTTAAAGTACTGCAAGATCTAATTGATATGTTGGGTGTGAGGTAAATACATGACAAGAATAACGGGTATAGATAACGCCACGAACTATATACAAACAACAGGAACGAAGTTAGGTAAAAAGTTCCATGATGAAATCATTAAGCGTTCAAGAGTATTATCTATGAAAGTACAGGCAGATATGAACAATGCCGTAGACAAAGGTGCAGTACCTTTCACTCAACGATCAATTCTATTCTTTTATAAAAAACGGGGTAGTGGGGTTACAGCTACAATCATGGTCAAAGATGTTCAGGCACAGTACTTATATGGTGTACTGGTTGAACAAAAGGCCATTGATAAATTTGTACCTACTTCAAAAGCAAGACTAACGAAGCAGGGTAACATTAGTGGTCTGAAGAAGAATTTATCAAGTGGACGATACAAGATTGTCAAAGGTAAGAACGGAAAAGAACGATTAATAGATACTACTCAAAAGAAAAAACAAAAGCGTGTAATCGGTCTACGGGAAAGCAAACGCCGTAAACTAATTTATGATTTCTATCAGGAAGTAAATGATGGTGTGATGTTAGTAATGAGTGGTATACAAGGAACATTCAAGGTAACAAGATGAATTTTGATGAACATTATGGTGAACTGACCAGTGAGATTAAACTCGATGGTAATACACCAGAGGCTAATAGTATGCCTATTCATAAATGCTTTCTTGGTAATAAGTTCAAGAAGGTACTAAAGAGTAAACAGATTAATATCGAGCATTTTATGAATGTTTGCTATGAGAAAAAACAAGATATAACGGACGGTTCAGTACTTACATGGTCACTACAAGGTGATGAAATGGATGTGTACGTAATCGAACATAAAAAACTATTCGTTAAGGGAAAACACTTTTGGGTGTATTGCGTGGGGATCATTGAATGATTGGAATGATAATTGATTTAATCAAAACTGGAATGGATTTTTTCATCAAGAAGAAAACTGTTGAACAGGAAGTACAAAAAACAAATGCAGAAGGGCAGATAGAAACAAATAAAGAAGAGATTGAAAAGGTATCTTTCCATTGGCGTAATGCTTTAGGATTCGTGATAACCCTAATCATTCTTTATAACTGGATCATTGTGCCAGTACTGGACTTCTTTGGAATCGTAGTTATTCAAGTACCATTGGGGCAACTCATGCAAGTACTATTGATTATGGTTGGTGGTGGTTAAGATAAGGCTGTATCATTTGATGCAGCCTTTTTCTTTTTAAGATATTTTAAATAGAAATGTAATAATGTTTGCTGCTAGCAGCATACCGTAAATTATTATAGCTAATAAAACAAACAATACATATTTTATTGGAAGCATAAAATAATATATTGCAAGTTTACTTTCACATAATAGACACTGATTCCATCCGGAAAATTCTTTTGTAGATGCATGCAATTCTATTGCGGCTGTTCCGTTCAGGAATGATTCAAAATATGATTGTTTTGGTGATATTCCAATACCATTCCAATCAGCAATGATTAGAGTAAATATAGCTAATAGTACACTAATGGATATTATTACTATACCGATTTTTTGGGAACGGCTCATAGATGATATCTCATATAAAAGGATTTTATGAGTATATGGCAAGAATTACAAAAAAGGAATCAGGATTACACATAAAGGTGATGGATCTAGTCTACTCAGATAAACAACTAACTCAAGATGATAAAGAATTCATCTTCAATAACTACAAGGGTGACGGTATCGGTGCTACTGGTGCTTTCTTCACTCCCGAAATGCTTGCGTGGGATTTCATTCTCGATGCAGGGTGTAGTGATGATTGCATAGAACTATGTGCCGGGATTGGTCGCCTCAGTTACTACCAGTACTTAAGGAATAAGCCTTCACATATAACTTGTGTTGAACTGAATCCAGAGTACGTAATGATTGGGAAGAGGGTACTGCCAGAAGCTGAATGGATATGTGGGGATGCTCTTCAGTACTCACCAGATCGATTCTATCGTGTTGCCTATGGCAATCCACCATTCGGTAAGATCAACACGTCAGAGGCGTATACAGGCCGTTATAAGGGCAGTGAATTTGAGTACAAGGTGATTGAACATGCCAGTACATTTTCATCCTATGGCGTTTGGATAGTACCGCAAGGTTCAGCAGGATTTCAGTACAGCGGCGTACATTGCTATGAGCGTAGAGAGTCACAGAAGTACAAGAAATTCGTTGATAGTACTGGATGGTCATTTGAACCAGGCTGTGGGATCGATACGTCGATTTACCGTGATGAATGGAATGGTACGAAGGTGATATGTGAGGTGGTTACGGTTGATTATGACGGTACAAATTTTTGA